GACCGGCACGCTTGGTGCTGGCAAAACGCTATTCGCGGTTGAGCAAGCGGATCTGTTGATGCAGAACAAGCTTGCTGATCGGGTGTATCAGATCGGCATCAATGGCCCGGATCTTCGCAAGCTTCCTGCGTTGCCGTTTCCGATTGAAGAGTGGGCTACGCGTGCCGATGCCGGTCAGTTGAAGAACACTGTCATCATCGTTGACGAGTTCCACAAGTGGATGCCGCAGCGTGGTCCTGGGCGTCCGCCCAAGTGGATCGAAGAGATGGCGGAATCGCGTCGACGTGATGTGCGTTGGATCCTCCTTACGCAGTCTGCGGAGTTCGATCATTTCCTCAAAGGAACCCGGCTCAACAAGCATTTTCATCTGTCACGCAAGGGCTTTATGAGCCGCTCGACCATCTTCGAATGGTCGGAACGGTTTGTCGCCAATCCAGCGGATAACAAGGATGCTCGCAAAGAGGCGATCATCACCAATTGGTGGCATCCCAAGAAGTATTACGGGTGGTATGAATCGGCTGCTGCCCATCGTTTCCGGGTTCGGTTGCCATTGCGCATCTGGGCGTTGTTCCTCATCATTCCGGCCATGTTGTACTACGGCCTTACGGGCATGAAATCGCTAGGCAACATGGTTCAGGGCAAGGCTATGACGGCTTCACCTTCGAAAGCACCAGGCGCTACCAATTCGGGTGGTCAGCCGGCACCGTCGCAGGGGGAGGGTGGTGCGCGGATTCAAGCCACCACCAAGCCCGGTGAGTACCTGGCGCAATTTCAGCCTGTTGTACCGCATATGCCTTGGTCGGCTCCCGTGTATCAGGGTCGCGAGGTTGTCTCAAAACCTGAGATTTATTGCATGTCGGTCGGTCACGATGGTGCCGATGGATGCCACTGCTACAGCGAGCAAGGCACCAAGCTATCGATCCCGGTGGACATTTGCAGGACGGTCGCACGGGAGGGTGTCTATAACCCCTATCGTGATCCTGTGCAGGTGGCCACCACGCAGCCCAGTGCGGTAGACCCGCACGCATCCGGGGCCACTACCGCCACGGTGCCCGGTGTCGTCCTACCTCGCACGGATCGTACTCTTGGCACCTTCCCCGAATCACCCAACTACCAAAGCGAAACCTACACCGGGCCGACCACGCTCAAGATGTAGGGAACCCACCGGGGTGTAGGGGCAGCGCCCCTACGGGTAACGCCTCACCC